CAATGATGTCCAGCGTGAAATGCTCAAGCTAGAAGCTGAAGCATACGATTCAATTCGCTTTAGTAAGCCTATGATTCGTGCTGCCGCTGGCATTAGGGTGCCAGCAGGTGGTGGTGGTATTATCCGTGGTGATAAGGACCAAGTTGAAGTATTCCAAATTCCTACACAAGATATTGCAGAAATCCGTAACCAACAAGAAAGCCTAATCAATAGATTAGATGGCTTCTTAGGTCGTGGCGGATTACGCACAACAAGATTGCAACCAACAAGTGGTATCTCCATTGTTGAAGAACGCAGAGCACTACACCGCAAAGCGGCACAACGAGCCAGACAAATGCAGGCCGCAGAACAAGAAATCATGTGCCTAGTTGCACATTGGATGGGTTTATTCTGGGCCGGCGACATTGACTACACTACAGATTACGAAGATAAAGACCTACAGTTCCGTATGGCCCTATTACAAACAGCACAAACACTCAGTGGTAGTAATCCTGTTATTCAGGACATCATCAACAAAGAAGTGATCAAAATGATTTCTCCACCTGATGAAACTGCACAATATCTAGCTAGAATTAATGTCTATGATACCACACAGCCTGTCAATGCTGATGATTATGTGGCCAAGAATATGGTTCCAGAAGTCAAAGATGAATTGCAACAGGCCATGTATGGTGGCGGTATCCAGGACAAAGGTGTAACTACTAATGATCCTATCGCAAGACAGTTGGTAATGTTGGGCGTAGGTAGATAAACAAATTTCGTCCTTGGTCTTGAGACGTTAAACAAGATCAACTGGGGGATGGGCCCCTAAAACACATAAAAGGAAATCTAGAAATGGATGTTAATAACAGCGGTGACTCCGACAGTCAAAACGGCGGTCAAAATCAAAACGTAAGTAATGAAGTTGATCAAACCCAGGTGGATACACCTAATCTTGGAGCTATTCGTAAGAGTGGGCAACAAGAAGTCCTAGGTGCATTAGGCAAAGTATTAGGTCAGCAGTTTGGTAAAACAAGCGATGCGATCAATTATATTGCTCAATTAGCCCAGGGCGCAAACGGTGGCTCCGAATCAGCCAGTAAGAGTAACCCAAGTTCAAATAAGTCAGGCGGTGAATTAGCTGAGTTACGCAACATGATCCAAGGTCTCCAAACTCAATTGGAGCAGAAAGATCAAGCTGTGCGTAGAACTAGCCTTCAAAGCCAGATTAAAGAGACGGCTATCAAATCAGGATTCGATGCTAACATGTTAGATATCGCAACTGGATTATTTGAAAGCCAGATCGATTATGATGAGACAGGAAACCCTTATATTAAAGGTGCAAATGGTTCTGTAAAGTTGGATGCCAAAGGCAATCCCTACACTATGGAAGCATTAGCACAAGATATTTTGAGAAGTCGTCCAAAACTAGCCGCAGATGAAGGTCGTTCGGGCACTGGTTCTAAATTCGGACAAGGCGTTGGTCGCAATGATGGAGATATTCCTGATGCATCAACAGACTTGGAAGGTTGGAAGAAGTGGAAAGAACAGAATGGAATCGGACAGCGTAGTTTCAAAGGACTAAACGTCTCAGTGAATAAACCAATCGTCTAATGGTTAGACGATTACTCTAAAGGAAACTAAAAATGTCATATTTTATTGGTGGATCATCTGGTGAAAGTTCCGCGTTTGAAAAAACCATCCAGAATAGTGCAATCCAAGTATTGCACGAAAGTCAAGGTCTTGTTAACATGACCAACGTTGTAATGCCTAATCAAGGTAATACATACAAGGTGCCACACATGGCTCCTATCTCTTATGCTGATTACACTGATAGTAATGTCAACCCAACATACAGCACAAGCACAAACATTGAGCAGAATGCTACTATCACTAGCAAAGAAGTAACTGCAACTCCAGCAGTAGCTCAAACAGCATTCAGTAAGTTCTTAGGCTGGACAACAGCATTTGACCTAGCTGGAAACTTGGGAACAGAACTAGGACAAAGTTTTGCTGAAAAAGTTGATCAACGTGTTGCTGCCGCAGCCGCAACTGGTTTCAAACAGACTCAAGGTGCTAGTTCTTACACAGTAAGCGGTGGTGACGGTTTCACTCGTGTTGCCGCAATGGGTCAACAAGGTGTATGTTTTACTGATGACAATACACACAATGATGCTTCTAACGCTAATAGCGTAACTGGCATGATTCGTAACGTTATCAAAGCATGGCGCGAAGCACGTAACCCAGGTCGTCCAACTGTAGTTCTAAGCCCAGCTGAAGAACAACATTTGTTGAGCGAACTAACTGGTGGTGCTGTTTACAGCCCTAACAGTGGTAACAGCATCAACGCTGGTTTAACAGCTCTTGGTGATGAATTATTGGCTACTGGTATGTTGCGTAACCTATACGGTTGCACAGTAATGTTCTCAACATTCTTGGCCCAAGGTGCTACTCGCACAGTTGGTCGTGGTGCGGCTACTTGCCACGTTGGCTTTGCAGTTGGTCCACAGGCTCTAACAACAGTAATGTTGCGCGGTCTTGACATCTCTATGGGTGACAAGGACGGCGGTTTACAAACTTGGATCACTGGTCTAGGTTACTTCGGTTCTGGCGTAACTGCACAAGACCGTGGTTTAGAAATCGCGATTGTTGACGAATACATCTAAAGCGGGCGGGGTTGCGATCACATCAACACCCCATAAAGGAGAACAAATATGGCTTTAACAAGTTTTTTACAATATACTGACCCTAGTTTGCAAATTGGTGCAGGTAATGCTATTGGAGACAATAAAGTTTCCGCGGCAACACCAGCTGATCTTGCTTTCTATGATCGTTCAGCTTATCGCCGTATGGAACAGATTCACAATGGAGATCAAGATTATGAAATCCAGACAATCTACTTCCCTAAAGCTTCTATTGAATTGTTGAACATGTTGGAATTTGGATGGTGGGCGGCCTATGTGGAACGCACACTAGGGGCTTTCTACTACAAGCAGAAAGAATCAGATCCAGGTCTTGGCATGACAATGACAGCGTTTGATCCAACAAAGTTAGCCAAAGTAAACCAGACTCTAATCCAGTTAGAAGTTTACAAGGCAGTTGAAATATTCTATGGAACACTGGTTACTGACAACAGTAACTTGAATACCAAAGATGCAGCCAACTTAAACTTTTCTCGCAAGCGTTTCGAAGAAGAATGGGCAAAAGCCATACAAGAAAGTTATTTCTATGACTTAAAAGGCATAGGATTCATCGGCACCTACCAACAACAGTGGTTGCAAGATGGAAACTTCTTTGAAGGTGATAGGAGATACTTCTAATGCCGTTATTCACGATGGAACAGGCCAGAGCTGGTGTCCGTGCTGTTAGCACAACTACCACAGGCGGTGCTAACTTGGAGGTTTTCACAAGCTATCCAAGTAACACTACCTTAATCAGCGAAGGCATTTATGTTGCTCGTGTCTATCAGGCAGATAGAGTAAAGAATGGTAATGGTGTTACACCTGGTGGGCATGTCTATAATGTCATGGACAGAATAGAAATGTTCTTAATGACCAGTCAAGACAATCCGTTTACTAGTGATTTGCTGGCAATATTTCCAGCATTCCTAGACGATGCATTGTTTGCTGGTTATTACCTACGTGAACACACCATTGAACAAGTATATGCAAATAACAATGAGCATTACAAGATCGTATTTGATCTCACAAGATTACAAATTATATAAAAGGAAAATAGCATGGCTAATTTAAATGTAAGTAGCCCATCAAATTTTGTAAGTTTAACCATCAGCGCAACTGATGGAAGAACTATCTCTAACGATGGAACTACAGCAACATGGACTGCCTCTACTGCCACTGATATAATTGTTCCCGCACTACAAGACATTACTGTTACAAACAATAATGGAACTTTTAGATGGGTCCAATTAGACAGCCAAAGTAGATCAGTTGTTGCAACTCCAGCAACAAACAGTTTGAACTTTAACATCGTTCTTGATGATACTGCGTTCTTCACAGGACAAGGCACAACAAAAGGATTGTTTAATCTTTCAAACAACAAGACCAAGGTATACTTCAAGTTCGCTTGGGGTGGTGGTTCGACCAAATATGTAACCGGTCAAGGTTACCTAGCTGGCCTAGCTCCAAAAATCAACCCGGATCAACCCGTGTGGATTTCACCTTTAGTGCTTGAAGTTGATGGAAACTTCTTGCCTAACGTTGCTTAATAGCAATTAGGTTAAAATGACAGGGATATCTTAGGGTATCCCTTCTTCTTTTGTAAATACTAAAAGGATGTGAAGATATGCTATTTGACGAACATAGTGTTGTTGATTTACTTAAAAGTCTAGAGGGCGAAGTAGCCAAGACTATCAGTGAAGTCACACACGCACAACAAGATTTGGAGAAGGCACAGAACCGTCAAAAGTTTATCCTAGCCTTGATCCATCATTTAAAACAACGATATGGAGATATGAAATGAATTTAAAGAACCTCGCGGTAAAACCCCAACTAATTAAATTAACTCTTGATGATGAAGACATTGTCCTAGAGTATGGTGAACCTCTTGACTTTTACACATGGGATCGTCAACCTATGGATGCTTTTCTAAAGATTGCCACAAGTAATAATGGTAATTTTCTTGAATTGGCTACCGTATTAAAAGATATGATTCTTGATGAGGAAGGTAATCCTGTTATTCAAGGTGAAGTTAGTTTACCAGGTAAAGTTCTCGTAGCAAGTTTAACTAAATTGGTAGGTGTTTTGGGAAAGTAACACAGGGAGAATATGATCTTGAAGGCCCTGAAGTATATGTCTCTGTAACCCTGGATCATATGGCACAACGATATGGATTGTTGCCTAGTGAAGTTCTAAGCAGAGCAACAAGTTTTGATTTGGAAATATTAGATATTGCTAAATCTTACGAAAAGATGAAGCAGAATAAAACTCATGGTCTAGTGCCAGAAGTTAAAACTGATATAATGTTAGAAGCAATAAAACATGCT